ACTAAGAAAGCTAAAGGCAGACCAAAAGCTGAAGTAGATGAAGAGCTACTATTTAAATTAGCTGAGTGTCACTGTAACTTGAATGAGATAGCTTATATATTAGGTGTTACAACAAATACAATTAAGAACAGATTTCAGCATGTGTATGACAGAGGTGCAGCAGCTGGAAAGATGAGATTAAGAAAAGCACAATACCATAAAGCAATTGAAGGTAACCCTGTAATGCTTATTTGGTTAGGAAAGAATATTTTGGGGCAGAAGGATGATCCTAGTACTGGTGAAGAAGACTTACCATTGCCATGGACAGATTAATTATGCCACATACAAAAGCAAAATTAAGAACAGATGATAGAGAGTGGATAGAAGTTACATCACAAAACACTGCTGATATAAAAGATCAGAGCAATGATATTAAACATATCAAAGGTGATATAGATAATATTAAAGGTGATATAGATAAAATCAAGTCCAATCATTTGTTTCACATAGAAAAGGATGTAGCAAAGCAAAGCAAGCTAATAGACAAGATGGATGCTAGACTTTGGTATATCTTAATTTTACTAGTTGCTTCTACAGCAATTTCAATGTTAGGGAAGGTAATGTAATTATGGCTTATAAGAAAAAGAAAAAGAAAACAAAGAAGTATAAAAAGTGATTAAACCACAACACTTAGATGCATGGAGATTAGTGCCAAGGGCACTAATCCTTACATATATGATTGTCTTCTATCAGACTACACAGTGGTTTATGCAGTTAGGAGACCCCAACAATGCACAAGCAGGTTTTGTTAGTGTAGTTATAGGGGCAGGTGCAGCCTGGTTTGGGTTGTATGTTAATAGTAATAAAGATGTTACAAAAACATCTGAAAATAAATATGAAAAGGTAAAATAAAATGAGTATACCAGTAGGCAATAAGGTATCTATTCTACCAGCAGGATTAGCATTAGCTGCAGGAAGAATAAATGATATTGAATTAAAAGGAACAAGTGGAATCAACCCAGTGGTTGGTGCTGCATTAGAAACAATTTGTACACAAGGTGGAATCAGAAATCTACTTAGTAGTGCAGAAATATTAAAAATTAAATCAAGTAGCACTAGTGATGCTAACAGTGGTTCAGCACATGCTAGAAGAGTTAAGATCAAGGGTATTGCAGCTGATGGTACAGTACTTGAAGAAAATGTTAACTTAAATGGAACAACAGCAGTAGTAACACAAGCAGCTTTTTTGCATGTTAATGATGTATTTGTAAACAAAGTAGGTGGTGGGTCAAACTTCAATGTTGGAACTATCAGTGTTAGCAATAATGCAGATGATGTAGTATTGTATGAGATTAAGCCAGGTGAAATGCAACAGCAATCAGCTACATTTACAATACCAACAGCACACTTTGGTTACATGACTAGTTTTGTTGCAACTGCAACAGGTTCATGCCAAATGAGTGTTTGGGTTAATAAACAACCAGCAGTATCTGGTGCATTTAAACAAGTGCTTACTACAATTGCAAGTGCAGGTGCTCCTGTAACTTATAACTTACCTAACCCATTCCAGATACCTGGTGGTGGAATAGTTGAGTTCAGAGCTAAAAGTTTAACTGGTGGCAATGTTATTGCAGCAGCTGACTTTCAATTGCTAATAGAAAAAGAATAGTTAATATGCCACTAACCCCCAATCAGACAATGGTGGCTGATGACAAATCAAGATTCAAAGTAGTATGTGCTGGAAGAAGGTGGGGCAAGAGTTATCTAAGTATTAGAGAGATGTGCAAATATGCAAGTAAACCTAATCAAAAGATATACTATGTTGCACCTACTTACAGACAAGCTAAAACTATTATTTGGGATGACTTAATAAAAAAGTTAACTGCAATTAGATGGGTAAAGAAAATTAACACAACTGAATTAACAGTGAAGTTAAAAAATGGTAGTAGTATTGCATTGAGAAGTGCAGACAACTATGAAAGTTTAAGAGGAATTAGTATAGACTTTTTAGTAATGGATGAATGTAGTGACATTGATGTTGCATGTTGGAGTGAGGTACTTAGACCAGCACTAGCAGACAGGCAAGGTCATGCAATGTTTATTTCAACACCAAAAGGTTTTAACTGGTTTTATGATTTATGGGCAGGAGCTAATGCTAACAAAGGTTGGGTTGGATATCAATTTACAACTATTGAAGGTGGCAATGTCCCAGAAGAAGAAGTAGAAAGTGCAAAAGCAGAGATGGATCCTAGGACATTTGAACAGGAATTTTTAGCCAGCTTTGTTAATTTCAGTGGACTTGTTTACTATGCATTTGATATAGACAGGAATGTTAAGGACCTGAAACCACAGACTGATACTAGAGATGTTTTACATATTGGGATTGATTTTAATACACAACCCATGTCAGCAGTGGTAGCAAATTGGGATGGACTTACAATGCATATAATAGATGAAATTGAAATAAGAAATAGTAACACATATGAACTGTGTAGTGAAATTAGTAGCAGGTATCCAAACAATAGAATTATTGCTTACCCAGATGCTAGTGGTGCAAACAATAAAACAAATGCCACCAACACAGATCATAACATATTAAGACAGTATAACTTTGCAGTTAAAACAGCTAGAACTAACCCTCTAGTTATTGACAGAGTTGCAAGTGTTAATACTGCTTTTTATAATAAAGTGGGTGAAACAAGATTAACAGTTTCTCCTAAATGCAAAGGTCTTATTAGATGTTTGAATAAACAGATATATAAGGAAGGTACAAGACAACCAGATAAGAGTTCAGGTGTAGACCACATGGTAGATGCACTTGGATATGTACTTTGGGGAAACATGCCTATTAAAAGACCAATGCAAAGAAGCACAGGGCCAGAGCTCTTTGCTCATTATTAACTGGATTTATAATGCCAATACTAAAGGCATAAATACATATAATGATAATATATTACCTAAAGGACAAACAAAATGAAAGCTGAAGACTTATTATCCACTCATACAGCTTATAATGGTCATGCATCAGAAGCTGACTTTTTTTATAGAAGCTATGTTGGTGGAAAACTTTATCAACAGGGTGAATATCTAACAAAGTATCTAGGAGAACAAAATGCTCCTGGTGATGCTTATGCAAAAAGACTTGCAGCCACACCTTTAGATAATCATGTAAAAACAACTGTAGACATATATGGAAGTTTCTTATTTAGAAGCTTACCAAAGAGAACACTAGGAAAACTAATTGAAGATCCATCAGTAGCAAACTTTATGATGGATGTTGATCAAAGTGGAACTAGCTTTAACACATTTATGAAACAGGTTACAGATATGGCTATGGTGTTAGGCAACATGTGGATCTTAGTGGATAAGCCAACATATGCAGCAAGCACACAAGCTGAACAAGAAGCTCTTGGAATTAAGGCCTATTGTTGTGCCTACACTCCACAAAATGTGTTAGATTGGAAATACAAGAAAAGCATTTCTGGCAAACTAGAATTAACTTACATTAAAGTTATTGAATATGAAGACAAAGATATATCACAAATAGCAGTATGGGCAAAAGACCATATACACAAATATACAGTATCAAGAACAAATGATGGTGAGTATGGTGATATAATTGAGGAATTCAAATATATAAACCCACTAGGCACAATACCATTTATTAACTATGCACCAATGCCAAGTCCAACACCTGGTATAGGATTTAGTTTAGTTAATGATGTAGCCTATGCACAAAAATACATTTATAACCTGATAAGTGAACTAGAACAAAACATTAGAATTAGTGGACACCCTAGTTTAGTTAAAACACCAACCACAAGAGCAAGTGCTGGTGCAGGTGCAATTATTGAGATACAGGATGACATGGACCCTGGTCACAAACCATATTTGTTACAGCCAAGTAGTGCAAGCATTGATGGAATACTTAATAGTATAGATAAGATTGTACACAGTATTCACAGAATGACACATACTAGTGCTGTTCAAATTATGAGGGGTTCCCCAATGTCAGGGACTGCTCTCAGTACAGAAAGACAACTGCTTCAGACAAAATTAGTTGACCTTAGTCATACTTTACAAGAAGCAGAATTACAAATTTGGAAGTTATGGTTTCAATGGATGAACATTGACCAACCAGCAGAATTTGATATTGAATATGCAGAATCATTTGATATCAGAGATGAACATTCAGATTTAGAACTCTATAGAAAAGCTATAGAAACTGTTCCACATGAATCATTTCAAAAGGAAATGCATTACATGATCACAGACATGCTTATTAAAGATGAGATGATTAGAGACAAAGTTATCCAAGGCATTGATATGAACCATAATATTGAAGGTGGAATGGGTGTTCAAACTTTTGAATAAATACATAGAAGGTAGTAACCCCCAACTAACTAAAGGAGATTGTTGATATGGAAACACAAAACACCATAGATGAAAACACTACAGCAGACACTGGGACTGTGGATAGTGGATTAGATGAAGCCCAGGTTAAGTCAAAGATGTTTAGTCAAGATGAACTTGATGGCATTTTGCAAAAGAGACTTTCACAAGCAACTAAGAAATTTAGTGAAATTGATCTAGATGAGTATAAGGAATTAAAAAGTCTAAAATCACAGCTTGAGGAAGAGCAACTTATCAAAAGAAATGAATTTGATAAAGTGTTACAGAAGACAAAGCAACAGAGTGCTAAAGAAGTCAACCAGCTTAGATCTGAATTACAGAAGATCAAAGTAGATGGTGCTTTAATTAGTTCTGCTAGCAATGCAAAGAGTGTAAACCCTGAGCATGTGGCACAACTACTAAGAAGCAATGTTAAACTTGCAGATGATGGAAGTATAACAATTATTGACTCAAGTGGAGGAGCTAGATTTACAGAATCAGGTGAACCACTAACAGTAGACTCTCTTGTAGATGAATTCTTAACAACCAATTCATATTTTAGAGTTGCAGGACCTAGTGGTGCAGGGTCACAAAGTAACACAGACACTAGATTAAGCAATGAGTTTGATCTTTCAAAACTTGATATGCACAATCCTGCTGATAGGAAAAAATACAAAGAACTAAAAGCAAAAGGTTTGTTGTAATATCATTAAACTTAACTTGAGGAAGAAAAGAAAATGGCAAATGGAAAATATGTAAGTGTACTTGATGTAGATGCATTAAGTGTACCAGTATTAGCTGCAACAGTGTTTGCAGCACAAGAAAGCTCACTATTTTTAGGTGGAGCAATGGTTCCTGTAATACAGGCACCTTCAGGACTACTACAAGTACCTGAATTAGCAGCAGTAACTGCTCAGACAATTAGTTCTGAAGCTAGTACTGGTGTAGACTTAGATGCACAAACTATTGGTGATACAAAGAATGCTATTGTTTGTGATTTAATTGCAGCAAGAGCAGTAGTAAGAGACCTTGGTAACATTGACCCAAATGAAATTGGTAGATTGTTAGGTAAGGGTGTAGCTACAGCATTTGATAAAACTGTATATGCAGCTTTAGATTCAGCAACAGCTTCAACAAATGATTCAGTTCCACTAACAGTGGATGACATGTTTGATGCAGCCAAGCAAATCAGAAGTGGTGGAGAAATGGGACAACTATATGGTGTTCTTACTCCAGCTGAAGGCACAAACCTAATGAAAAACATTGGTACTGCTGCTTATGCTGGTGGTGACTTCCAAAATGAAGCACTAAGAACAGGTTATGTAGGCAATATTGCAGGCATTATGTTGTTTATGTCTTCTAACATTACAACTAGCAACACAGCTGGTTACATTTTTGGTGAAGATGCAATGAGAATTGCTATGCAACAAAATGTTGATGTTGAGATTGGCAGGAGAACTGCTGCTGTGGGAAATGATGTTGTTGCTAGCCTTCATGCTAAAGCAGCACTTATTGATGCTACAAGAGCAGTTAAACTAATTAATGTTTAATTAATACTAGTGTGGGGACTTAGGTCCTCACACAATAACTGGAGATTTAAAAAATGGCATTTAGCACAAACAATGACTTAAATATATATGCACCAGAGGTTTTTGGTCAAGGAGTAGAGGACTGGAGCAATGAACTTGCACTAGCTGAAACAGATGTGATCAATCAAATCAAAATTAAATACTGGAACAAATATGAAAGTCCAAGTTTATTTGATTCAAGTAAACTTACTGCAACTCAATGGACAAAATCTACAGTCTATCAAGCATTGTATGCTTATATACTACCTAAATTATCTACATTCAGACCAGAGGGTGATCCTTTTCAAATGCAAATTTCTTTTTATAAAGAAAGATACAATGAAGAGTTTAATATCCAATTTGGTGTGGGAATAGAGTATGATAAGGATGGCAGTGGAACTGTTGAAGATAGTGAAATTACTAGATTCCAACAAGATAGGTTGTACAGATAATGTCTAGGGAAAATATAGTAAGTGAATTTGTAAAACAATTGAAATCAATGAACACAGTCAAATTGGGTGTTGTTCAAAGAGACCCAATAATTATTTCAGAATTACCAAAAACAGCTTTTCCTGCTGTTTATGTTGAGACAGTTGATGAGACTAGAACAAATATGACAATGGGAATCACAAGACTTAGACAAAGTATTATGGAAATTGCTTGTGTAATAGTTGTTGGTGGTCATGAAAGAGATAAACAAAGAAACTTAGTTATAGATGCTATTGAGACTCATTTGAGCCTTGATAAAACTCTAGATGGTAATGCAAAAGATTGCACCCTAACACAAATAGAACTAGTAGAGGTTGGGGAAACTGAACCTTATGCTAGTTGTAGAGCAGTATTCACAGTTGAATACTACTATAATACTTAAAAAGAGAGGTATACATTATGGCAACATATGCAGGACAAGCAGGAGCACTTCATTTCAATACAGCAGTTGGTCAATCAACTGGTACAAATGTAACTGAAGTAACTTCATGGTCAATCTCATCAGAAGCAAATGTTTTAGAAACATCAGCAATGGGTGATACTTTCAGAACTTTTTCCACAGGTCTAAAAACTTGGGAAGGGTCTGCAGATATTATCTGGACTGATTCAGCTGATTCAGGAAGTGTTGATACACTTTTTCAAGTTGGAGATACAGGAACAATTTTCTGTTATCCACTAGCATCTGATACAGATATGGTGATCAAAGGTGATGTTGTTGTTACAAGCATTGAATATACTCAGGACCTAGAAGATGTGATGAGAGCAAGTGTCTCATTACAGG